CAATGGGGTGGCAGAACGCATCTGCCGGGGACGACTCGCACGCCCAGTACTCGTTCAGCATCTCTACCTTCGAAGCCGGAGGACTGTCATTCACGCGGTAGCTCGTTTGCATCATCACCGAACCGATCGCAGGGTTGGTTCCAGACACGGTACTGCTGAAAGTGTGGGGCGATTCCGCTGAGCCACGGAAACGTGTTTCGGTCTGCCGGCTGCAGTTGAAAGAACCGCTGCACCGTGAACTCTGTTGATCCCTTCACCGCCGTCACAAACTCCCTGTGCCTGACGGTTATGGACTGGTTCGACTTGTGCATCGATGGTATCGACGCCGTACCTGACTGGTAGTTGGACACGATGCTGTTGCTCGTCACTCGGTAAGCGCCTTGGCCGAGCCACCGGCTGATCATTCCGCCCAAGCCTGTGCCCACATACGCACCAAGCTCACGGTTTCCTAGATACTCGCCAGCAGCCCCACCTCCTACACCTCCGAGGGCACGCAGCACGCGTCCCATTGCGGTCACTTCCGCTTGTGTCGTCTTGGACTTGGTCTTTTGCTTCCTCGCCCTGCCAGTGCTGACATTCACGACGATCGCTTTCTTTCCCTTCTTTGCCATGCTGTTCAACTCTTCCAAACAGCATTAACCTGGTCTAGCAGCAAAGGGTGGCCTGTGAAAGCTAACGTCTCACGCAGGTTGGGAGTCCCGGCCACGAACTCCCCAACCGATGTACGACCCCAGAGGGCCTCCAGCTCACGCTGCTCATCCGGTAGCACTCCAAACGCATAGTAGTACGAAACTCTAGCTTCTGGCGTAACATCATCTACTCCCTCAAACCGGCGCATCAGCCAACTCGTGTTGTGGAACGCAGCATCAAAGTCACTCGTGCGCGGCCGAAGCCCACACCTCCTTATCACGCTGTACCACCCCTGTTGCACCGGTACTCCATGCGTCGCCGCCAACCCGCACTCTCCCACGGCACCAAGCCAACGTCCGTAGACATCAGCATTGGGTATTGACAGCAGACACATGAGGTCCTTTTGTAGTGTTGTCCTGTGATTCCTTACCATCACCCACCCGTTCACCGTCCACACGGGGTGAGTTTGGCAGAAC